GAAATAAAGCACGGGTACATTGACGTTTAGGTGCTCTAACTCCAGCCATATCAATAGCTCCTGCTAATTCAAATTCTACAATTTCCCTAGTTTCTTTTGATTTTCTATCTACTGTGTAAACTTGACGTTTGAACTCTGCTGTAGGATCAGGTGTTCCTAATGGATTACTACCTCCACTAAAGTTTGCAGCATCAAGAAATCTTGCCATTGTTCTAATTCTTGTAAACGTAGCACCTGTTAAATCATTACCAGCTGTTGTTTGATTAACAAGTAATAAAATAGCTGATATAGTTCCTAACGCATTACTTACGACAAGTCTTGGTCTTGGAATTTGACCACGTTGATAAGCAAAACCTGTGGCTTCTATAGGAAACCTTTGATAAGAATTACCAGCCCACACTATTTCTCCATTCGCATCAAGATTTGATCCAGAATGAAATCTATATATTGTGGTCGCACCATGTAAAGAGTTGTCTAACTGTAGTGTAAAAAGTTCAATGATTGCAGAAGGATTTATTTTTTGAACTTCACTAAATACAGGATCAGTACTCATGGTTCAAATACCTCTCTAAATGTTACCTGTATTGTTGCTCTGTTTAAATAGGGTATAGATTTACTCCATGTTTCGCAGACAAATTTAGAAGAACTAGCTTCTCCTGGTGGAGTAAAGTCAAAACTGGCACTATCATTTGCTCTTGCATCTAAAAATGTCTCTATTGTATCTGCATCTGTTTCTGAAACCTCAAAAGTAAAATTAAACACTTTAGGATTTTGATGTTGAGCTAATCCAAATAATATTCTGTGTTCATATCCATCAGCAAAACGAACAGTACGAGTTAATGGTGCAGATCTTTTTTGCTGACCATATCTAGGAGTAATCGAAGGAAAAGTAGCCATTATGCAAGTAAACCTCCAGGTCTTTTCTGTTCTAATAATTCAGATTGTACTGCAACTGATATAAGTCGACCAAGTTCTCTACCTCTTTGCTCATCACCTTCAACAGATGAACCAGTAGCATCTACATTTACTACAACATTTGTAGAACTACCACCTAATTCATGGTTTGGTGTAATCATCCCAGTAGAACCAGGTGTAAACATTTCTGGACCACGTTCTCCAACGATATAACTCTTACCTCTACTAACAGGTCCACCATCTGCTCTAAAAAATTTACCAACTCCAGGAAGTCCACCAAGAAAAGCATTTACACCAAATTGAATAAGTGATCTTTGAATCTGTGTAAATACACTACGAGCAACATCTCCAAGAGTTTTAGTTCCTTGTATTGCACCTTCGATTGCATCAACAAGACCTGTTTCTATCGTTGAAGCGATTCCTCCATATAAAGTATTTAACTTTTCTAGTTGACGCTGCAATCGTACTTGTCTATCTATTTCTGCTTCATCAAATTCAACTCCAGCTTTTCTAGCAGCTTCTATAAGTTTATTTTTTTCTCTTATAATTTCAGCTTCTCCTTGCCCTAAAGTAATTGCATTATTAAGAAAATCTATTTGATCTGTCATAGATTTAGTTATTTGTTCATATTTCATTTGATTTAAAGCAAGAATGTCAGCTTCTTTTCCTAGCAATTCATTTATTTTTTGCTGGTCAACTATTCTTTGCTCTATATCTTTAAAAGCGTCAGTACCTTTAAATTTACCTAACTCACTTCCTGTTTTACCACCAATAAGTGCAGTTCTTTCTGCAATTAACTCTTTCATTTTAGGATCATCACTTAATTCCGCTCTTCTTAATAAACCTGACCTTTCAAAAGGTTTCGTAAATTTAGATATACCACCAAATCCTAATAATCCTTCATTTCTTATTTTATTTGCAAAAGTCGCAAATCCAGCACCCATTCTAGTAAGAAAAATATTTAGATCATTAGTAAATTGCCTTACACCTTCTCCAAAAGCTTGCAATTCTTTAACCCCATCTTCCCCTACAATTCTTGTCATTCTTTTCATTGATTCATTAAAAGCAGCTTGTTTACCTTCTGTTTGTTCTAATAATTTCAAATATTCTTCAGAGGGAGTACCTACCAAACCTAAAGCTTGTGAAACTTTTGTTATATCTAAATTTGTTTTACTTAATGCATTTCCTAATCCTGCAACTGATTGGGTAATTTGTTGAAATTGTTGAAGAACAGCAGTAGCAACAAGACCTCCTGCAAAGCCTCCCATTTGCCCACCCATTTTTGTACCAATAAATCCACCAGTAAAACCAGCAGCAGCACCTAATGGACCTTGTCCAAATAACAATGGAAATGCACCACTAACCAATGCACTTTGCAAAGCACCGCTTCCACCTCCACCTCTTGCACCTCGTCTACCACCAAATCCCCCTATTCTGTTTGCTAAATCTTTATTTTTCTTTCTCATTTGATTATTTTTCATCAATGCATTAGTCTCTGAATTTATGGATCTAACTTGTTTTTCTGTTGCTGCTGTAGCTGCTGCGTGAGCCTTAGTTCCAATTTTTAAATTATTTGCGTATTCTTGTAACGCATCGGCTGCTGCCATTTGTTGATTAGCAGTTTTACCAAATGCTCCTCTAGAGTTATTAACTGTCTTGACAAGAGCCTCCATATCCTGTCTGTATTTTTTTATTTGATTACGATCACTTTTCCCAGCTTTTCCTCCAGTACCACGAGGGTTCATTATATCTATACTGCGAATTTTATCTACACTCGCTGATAACTGATTTACTTTTTGCTTTAACCTATCAAGACCAGATTGCCCTTTTACCCTTAAATTAATATTTACACCATATTCACCTGCCATTGGATTCGACCTAAAACCAAAACTTTATTTTAGTGTACCGCTTTTATGGTTTTCTTGCTCGTGATTTATCCTTTGCATTTTGTATTGCTTTATCTTCATATTCCTTTTTTAATTCATAGTATGCCAACCAATTTGTATATTCTTCTCTAGTTAATTTACTTGTAAGTTCTTGTACTGTCATTCCTAACTCTGTTGCTAAAAAGAAAATAAAAAACCAATCGTTTCTAGCTTTTTAAATCTGCCTTCGCTTCCTCCACCTTATAATCATCACCAGAACCTAACATCGCAAGTTGAATCTCTTGTAAAACTCCTGCATTAACTTCTCTTCGTAATGATGCTCTATGACCATCTTGAAATAATCTATTACCATTTTCATCCAATGCTTTAGTAATCATCAAATTTAAAGCAAAGTCTTCACTTGAGGCAGAATCTCCAGACTTAGCAACGATAGATTCTCTTTCTGCAATTGTTAATGGATTCCAATAAATTTTTAAAAGTGTTTGATCTCCTTCTTTTAATTCATAAACATATTTTTGGCTAACACCAAATTTATTTTTGAGAAGTTCAATAGCTTCCATACAATTATTTAAAGTTCTTATATTATACTAGGCATTAGCCGTAAATTGGCAAGATATTATACCGACAAAGTGACTCCTATCTTCAACATCTAACGGAGTCGGACCATTGATATCACGGACTTTTGGCGAACAGCTAAACGTGTCAACATAAGTAGAACTATTAACAGAGGTTAAGCCATCTATTACAGACTCACAAACACTAGACAATATTGATGTGCCTTTTGATTTAGGAACATACACATTACATTGAATAACACCAGAATAATAATCTGAAGATGCACCTTGATTTTGTATTGTTGATTGTTCAAAATCTACAGACATCAAAATATACTTTTTTGTCTTTCCAGGATTTGTAAAATGCACATTGTCATAAACCATCAAAACAGTAGGGTCTGCATCATTTACTGAATCTGTAACTGCTTTTTCAAATGCTGCTCTTGTATTTACTAAAGTCATAATTAAAATTCAGTATATTTAATACTAGGATTTCTTTGAGTCTTAGTAGATTTAGGTGAGTTATTAAATGTAGTACTACCGCCAAGAAATAATTTACCTTTACTCGTCATAGTTTGACTTATCATCTTCCCTAAGGAACCTTGAATAAACATTTGTAATTTACCACCTTCTAAAGCATATATTGAATATTCAGCTTTATTACCGATATAAACAGCACGTTTATAGTTAAAAGCTCTTTTTACAGGATACCGTGGTTCTATGACAGGATTTACATTGTAATAACCAGTAGATTTATTAGCTATATTTGCAACACCACTTTTAAGAAATGCTGCTGTCGCTTCTCTCTTTATACCAGCCCAAGGTTGATGTTTTTGTATAAAATCATTTGCTTTTATTGGGCTACTTTGAACTTTCCAACTAGAAGCAAAAAATCCTGTATAAACAGGACTATGTTTTTTTGTTGATAATGTTCTATGTATTTTTTTTATAAGAATATTGAAATCTCTTGAAATATCTTTATCGAGATCTTTTGGTAATTGCCTTACATTTTTGTATACCATTAGAACCTCACCAATAATGTAAACAGATAAGTCTGTCCACCTTTTTTAGTATCTATATCAACTATCTGAGCTAATCTATCAGAACCAGCAAAACTTAACGTAACTTCATCTTCAAGATCTGGCTGATTATCTCCAATAAGATCAGGTGTAAGATAAATCTTTGCTTCTCTCATTTCTTGTCCTGCCTCTTCTTCTGATCTCACAAAAGATATTGGTACTTTTAAATCTGAATATGTAGTATCTACAGTGACCTGTTCTCCAGTATCTACGTTATAACTAGAAACACCTTTTTTTGTATAGGAAATAGTATGATCAAAAGAATCACCAAGTTGTGAAACAACACTTTTAGCAACATTTTTAAATAAACTATCTAATTGACCTGCCATTACCCTCTAACCACCTTCATCTGAAAAGCACCTGCTCCACCTAGCATATATGCTCCAAGATAACTTTGTAACCAAGGATATACATCCATAATATTATTTATAGAACCAGTACCCTGACTATCAGTATTGTATTTAACTTGTAAATCTCCAAGTTTTACTTCAGAAAAATTACCATCTTTTCCAGTTGTACCAGTAATAGCACCAGTATCATTTGCCAAAGCTCTAGCTAATTCATATTGTGCATACTTAATATTATTTGGAATAGTTGTACAGGCTAACTCTACATCATCAACTTTATAGTTATTTCTAGGAAATTTAAGTGCCTGTCCATTATCACATCTATCTCCGTAATAAACCAGAGTATCAATCCATCTTGTAGCTGCAATCAATGCTCTATTTTTTTGATCATCTGTTTTATTAGTCCAAGTACTTGAATCTGGTACAGTTTCAAAATATGTATTAGCTTCTGCCAATGTGACATAGCTATTTGCAGTAGCACTTGATAATGTTGCTGTTATAGTAGCTGCCACGTTTGATAAAGTAATTTAGTTTTATTGTAGCGTAAAGAAAAAACCCCACCAATAATTGATGAGGTTTTTAATGACCACATTCTCCAACCCCTTGAAGAATAATTTAATACTACTATTAATAAGTAGAGGTATCAAGTGGTGAGTTAACTGTTAACTGAACTAATGGAATCAAGTCAGCATCGTATGTGATAGCCCACTTGTTAGCTGTTGCTAAGTTTGCATTAGTTGGGTTGTCAGCAGCATCATTCCACTTAGTACC